ATCATTCACAACTTCTTTTCTAATTTCGCTTGTCATCTATATTCAGCTCCATTCTTAAAAACTCTCCATAATTTTCTTCAATATTAACTATCCTATAAATCACACCGTTGTGTTTTATTTTCATATTTTCGGAAATTTTGAAGCCGTCTGTATCATTCAGAATGTAATATCCTTCTTTCTTATTCGATAAAAAACTTCCGTCCATACTTTGTGGAAACGATGAATTGTGTTTTGGCGTTAATACAGCCATTTTCACAGTCTTTTCTATCTTGTTTTGAATCGGATTTCCTAAATCATCAAATTCAATTTCAGAATTTTCTGAATATATAGTTACATCATCAGAAAACTTCCTTATAACTTTTAAAACTTTTCTAATAGCCGCCCTAACTTTCCTATCCATTATCCACCACCTCTCCCAACAATTCTTCCACCATTAATCTTAGCGGCAATATTACTTTTAAAACGCCCTGTTTCAATCATCGGATTGTTAAATCCTTTTCTCATAATTGTCACAGGACTGTTTGCTGGACTTTTAATTCTTTCAATCATTGCTTTATATTTTGTGCTTGCCTCTGTTCCAATTTTATTAGTCATTGCATCTACACTAAAACTACCATTTATAATCTTGGCAATTCCTTCTAAAAAGTATCTAGCCGCCATTGGCTTAAACTGTTCAAAAGCCTTTTGGTTATAATTCCATCCTGGAACTCCACGACTAGAACCTGTGTCAAGAACATTAGACAGTCCAAAAGCATTAAATCCGCCTTTAACACTATAATTAGTTACTGTTCCAACTTCAATTTTTTGCCTGTTCATCGCCATTAACTTTTCTAGATTCTTGTTTTTGGGCTTCTCTTTTATTTTCAGTTTGCACGGCATTCTTATCACCCAGCTCTATAATTTCAATATTAAGTTTTCTTTCCTCAATTTCCTCTTTCGCAATATTCATTCTGCGAGGTGTCAAATCTAACTCATTATCGCCTTCTTTAAGCAATATATGATTTAATTTGACAAGCAGGATTTCTCCTTTTTCCTTGTTTTTAAAATTAAACATAATCCGCTCCTTAAACTATTGATACAGTTGTTTCGTTTTCATCAATTCCAAGTGTTTTTAACAACTGTTTATACATCACTAAATATTGATTGTTCCCACCTGTTTCTTCAATTACAATGTTAGATACTTGAACTTTTGTAAAATCAAAATCATATAATGAAGTGATTAAATATCCAAAAAGATATATTTTAAGCAATTTTTCTTTTTCACTGCTATGTTTTTCTCCAGCGACTTTATAAAACTGCTCAACAACCCCTACATCAAAATCTGAAGTTTCGGGAATATATTTTTTTAATTCTTCCAAAATTTCATCTGTCATTACTCATCAACTCTTTCGTCGACAAGTTTATTTTCTGATAAAGTTTCAAATTCTGCTTCAGTTAATTCCAGCTTATCGCCAATTTCGTATCTAATATCGTTAAATCTCAAAGGCGTTAAAGCTACTGCCTCAACAATAGCTTTTGCCTCTTCCTTTTTATTCTCTTTTGCCATTCAATTCACCTACCCAACTGTTGCTATGAACATGCTGTTTATTATTGATGGATTTGGGGCAACTAAATCTTCAATTACAACGTTTACATTATTCACAACTCCCGCTGATTTTGATTCAGGCACAACTTCCACAGTTGCAAATGTTCCTGCTATATCTACAACTTCTCTATCTCCTAAATATCCAAGTAATTCATCAGTTTTGGTTGGAGTTGGCCCGTATTCCATTGTTCCTAATTGTCCGTTTGGAATTAGTGTAACAACATTGTCCGGAAATACATTTTTAGTCATTTTTCCAACTTTTATTTTTTCGTCCCAAATCAATATCGTCATTCCAATTACGTCCTCGATAGTAGATTTAATAAGTGCTGGAGTAACCGTAACAATAGTATTCTTAAATAATGCTTTTACAGTATCGTGTTTTTTTAGTGCATTATACGTAGCTTTTGACATTAAAGCTATTTCTACGTTTCCTCCGCCTTCTTCAACCGTTTCTTTCCATCTCTCTAAATCTTCAAGCGGTTTTGCTGTTGCAGCACTCCAAATATTAGTTCCTGCTAACGTTTCTTTGTATTTATCAGCAAGTCTATAATTAATTGTCTGTCCTCCACCGTTTTCATCAACAAACGTTACTTTGGCTGTTGATAAAAATTGTGAAACTGTATAAGCTGCAATTGCTCTTGCACTTCCTAAAAATCCGTTTTTCCCTGCGAATTTATTAAAAATATTTTCTGAATAACTAGCAATTATTGACTGGTTATTTGTATTCAAAATTTCTAGCAATTCTTTTCTGCGTTTCTCGTCAAGCTTCATACCTTCTCTAAAAAACTGCTTATCCCCTTTTGTTGTTGTTTTCAAATCCCAGTCTCTAAACATTACATCCGCATCTAGTTGGCTACTTTGTAATATTTCAACTGCTCCACCGTCTAAACTTCCAAATGTATTTATATCAAATGTGTTTGAAAATACAGCTGGAAACATTGCTTCTACTAACGTAGTTCCTTTTACTCCTGCATAATACTTATTTAAGCTCTTTGCGTTTAATAAATCTGTTAAATTCATTGGCATTTCTTAACCTCCTATTTTCTATCCTTATAAATGTAAGTTATCCCTGCTGGTAACTCCGCTTTTGTAACCGTAATTGGCGTAGAATGTTCTTTTCCTACTGCAATTAATTTATCTAAATATGCAACTCCTTCAAGTGAGACTGTCGCTTGTTCGTTGTCGTTATAATATTTAAACTCAACGTCATGCAACAATACAGCTTCCGCCTGTGTTCCTGTCCCTGTCGGAATTACAAATGCTCCTGTTTCTCTTAAATCTTCTCCATTTTTTGCTTTAACAAGTGTTCCAGCTAACAAATACTCTTTATTGGTATTTTTGTCTTTGTAAATGTAATTAGCAAAATCTGATTTTAATATTTTCACTTGCACATTCAGTTTTTCTTTGTGCATTACTGTTCTTTTTAACATTTCAACCTCCTAAAACTTTGTAAGATCTGTTTCATTGTTTTTGTTTTTCTCAATCATTCTGTCAACAAAATCTTTTTCATCTTTCTTTTTATCCTTTGGATTAAATCCTCCGTTTGTTATAGAGTTCTTTTTCAAGAAATCTGTTGTGAACTCTTTTTCTTTAGCTGCTACATTCTTAACTGCCAACTCAAGACTTTCAATTGTCATTTCTGGTGCAATTTGAACTAAATCAGCAAATTGTGGACTAATCTTTAACTCTGCTATCAACTCGTTTTTTCTAGTCTTTAAAGTTGTTAGATTCAATTGATTTTTAGCTTCAGCAAGTTCTTTTTCTAGTTTTTCTTTTTCCAAATTTGCCAATTCTTCAGCAGTTTTCCCATGTTTTTGAAATTCTTCAAGCTGCTTGTTGCTATGCCCAAGTTGTGATTTTAAAGAATTGATTTCCTTGTCTTTTTCAGCCTGTGCCTTTTTAAAATTCTCTATTTCGGTTTTTAAGTCATCAAGTGTCGGCTCGTTTCCACCTGTACCAGCCCCTTCTCCATTTCCTTTACCTTCTCCAGGCTCATCATAATATAATTCCATTTGTTTAAATTTTCTCATTTTCGTTTCTCCTTGTTTTTTAGATTATTTGCTGTAACTCATAAATGATTTACAGTATTGATACTCTATAAATTTTGAGATTTGACATCAAACGACTCATAAATGATCCGTAATCTTTCAACTCTCAAAAATTTTGATTTATATCTTCAATTTCTTCTTTTGTTTCAGGAAAATAAACGGTAGCCCAACATCTACAACCTGCTTCTTCCCCTGGAACAATTTCAGCGTTATCCCAATTATAGACAACTCCGTCTCTTGCTTCGTGTGTTGGTCTAACACGTTCATCTCCCATTGTATTCCACTCAAAATATTCGCTTTCGTTTGCAACTATTTCTTTCAAAAAATCCTTATAATAATTGCCTAGCATGTTTCTAGCTCTGAATTTAGCGTTATTTCTCAATTTATCTTTTAAATTATCTTTTTCTTTATTTTCTTCAACATAATTATTTAGATTGTTTTGCCATTCTTTTATCTCTTTTATTTGTTTTATCGCTATTTCTGTATGCTTTTTTACATCTATATTTTTCGCCTTCTTAATTTTTTTCTCATAAGAAATGCTATAATTAACAAATATTTTCATCAAGTTTGAATAATCAATATCTGTTTTTTTGCCATTAAATATCGAAAATGCTGTTCTTCTAAAAAAAACAAACAACCTTTTTTCTGTTTTATGATCCCACTTGAAATCTATCTTAATCATACAAACCACTCAAATCCTGCAAAGTATCGTCCATCACTTTTTCTATCAAATTTTTAAGTTTGTATTCCTCATCAATGTCTTTTGCCTTGCTTATCACATCAAGGGCTAATAATAAAGTGGTTAATTTAGAACTCTTTTCATTTTCCATAAATGTATCAAAATATGTATAATTATTTTCAGTTAATTCATCTGAACTTCCTGACAATTCCAATGCGATTCTGTCTAACTCTAATAAACTTTTTATGAAGTCTTCTCTAAAACTCGCCACCGTTGTTTTTTAATAAATAAGTTTCCTCGCTGACATTTTGAGTTGCTGTATCTACCAAAAGATATTCAGGAAATAAGTTTGATAATCTTTTTTCTAATCTTGATATATCGTTCTGCATTTCACTAATTAACGGATTTGTCAATTCAATATATTTAAAACTAGCTTCCATTTCTTTTGAATTCTGAGTGTTGATAATTCTTTTGTTTTTGTATCTAGCCTCTTCCAAAAGCTGTGCATTTTTCTTAATCTTTCCATTACTAGAATTAACATCTGCAAATTGTTTTACTCCGTTTGCGTGAAGCCAAGGGTCTCCGTGTATTCCAAATATTCTACCGATATAACATTCGGTTTCGTTAATTTTATCTATAATATTCAATGCTTCTATAATATTGCTATCATTTTTAAATTTTGAAACAGGAATTTTATTCAAAATAAAAGGTGTTTCAATTGTCTTGTTGTCTATTTTTTCGGTTTTTTTAACAGTTCCAGTATCAAGTTTTATATATTCTCTAGAATACTCTCTACTTTGCTCTTCTCCGTTTTCATCGAAATAAACTTGTTCCCCTTCAACTTTAAATTTCTTAATTTCTCCAAAAACTTCCGTGTATTCGACATCGTCTACATTATGTAAAATATACCTAATTTGCTCATCTGGAGTTAATATAACTTCAACAAATACTTCTTCATTCAAATACATTTCTTTAGCAATCTTTTTACTGAAAGTAGTCATTTGATTAATTTCCCAAATTTCTTTTAGTTTATCGTTTTCTATTCCTAAATCTTTTAAAGCTGTATTTGATAGAGCCTTTACAATATCTCGAATCGGATTAAATATTTCCACAGTTCCGTCAAACAGTCCTGGCATATTCTTACTTAAATTTGATTTACTATATTGTTCCCTATCATAATAAGTTTTAATTCTTGTTCTTTCTTCTCTAGTCATTAACCCTCCTTCCTAATATAAATAAGCAATTCCGCCTTCATCTTTTTTCAAGCTATACAAAACATACCTTATCGCATCCATCACATCGTCGTTTTCCTTAACTGGCTCATCATTTTTCCCCCACACATAAGAATAAATTTCATCTTCAAACTTTCCTTTAAATGCTTTTTCTGTAATCTTTAGTGCATTTCTTTTATACATTGCTCCAACTAAATCAATTCCCTCTTTTACATCTTTTTTTGCATTCTCTGCATTTATTCCAAAATCTAATAGCCCTTGCACATATTCAGTTCTAGCACTATCACAGAAAACTCTTGAAACTTGATACTCTTTATATTTCTGTAAAATAATCATTTTCCAGTAATCGAAATACTTATGCTGTTTTGCTATCACTTCAACAATATAATAATTATCTTCAAAATCTACTCCAATAACTACCAATGTTCCATAATGCTCAAATCCCCAGTCAACTCCGATGTAATACTCCTTTATTTCGATATTTTCTATATTATTAATCACATTTTCTTTTTCAGAAAAATCAGCAAACACAACACCTTCCTGTGCAACCCACAATCCTAAAACGTCTCTGTCATAAGTTGCTCCGCGTGGAGTTGTCTTTTTGATAGAATCCACATATTCCTTATTAAGAAAAACATTATCGTCCAGTTTGAAATTGCTAACTAAAATATTTAATCTGCCGTTTTCTAATCTGTCTCCAGCGTTATCTATATAATCCTTTTTTACGAAATGAGCTGGATTATCAGGATTGGTATCAATAAATATTTTTGCACCTTCTCCTGATGTTCTTGAAAACGCTTCTGTTATAAAAGTTTGATGCAATGCTGTTGCTTCATTTATATAAGTGCCGTGAGAAGTCATCCCTCTCATCTTCTTCCAACTGTCTGCCTTTTCTCCACCGAATAAATAAATATTGTTTCCAAATAATTTAAAACTTCCATCTTTTTTTGGCTTAAATTGTTTTCCCAACATAACTTCCCAGTCGTTTAAAACATTTCTCCAAATACTTCCGCTTGTCGCTCCAATTATGATAAAATTAAGATTTTGATTAGCTAATGTTGCTATATGTGATAACATCAGAAAATTATTTAAAAATGTTTTTCCACTTCTTTTTGCTCCTGTTAAAATTGTTATTCTTGGTTGTTCTTTATTAAATGTTTTCAACACTTCATACTGTTTAGGAGTTAAATCATTCATCTTTCCCAACCTTTTCCGTTATATTTTTTAACAGCTCAATCATTTCATTTTCTTTTTCCGAATCCTTGTCATCATTGTTTTTGATTTTAGCCTTCTCAATCTCTAAACGTTCTTTTTGGATCTCTAAAGTGTTTCTACTTAATTCATTGTTTACAAGTTGTTCTTCTAATTCTGCTTGCCTATAATCAGAAATAACCCTAGCATTTACTTTTATATCTTTTTCAAATTCTTTTAGAAGTTCCAACTTTTGTTTAATCATTGACATTTCTTCTTTATCTGTAGTTTCAAGAATTCTAGTTTCCAGTTTTTCTTTTTCCTCGATTATCCTTTTTAACCTTTCGACTGCGTTATTATATTTTTTTGTTGCAATTTCATTTAAAACTTTCTCACTTTGTTCTATCTGAATCTGTCTTACACTTTTTTTAATATCGTAATATTTAGTCTTTTTTATTCCGTGTTTTTCCGTGATTTCTTCTTTGGTTGTATTGTTAATTATGTCTGATTTTATCTGTGTTTCCTTATCAATCACAACCGTTTTTTTTGGTTGTTTTTTGCTATTTTCGGTTGTGCCTTTTTTGGTTGTAGTATTGCGTTTTTTTTTAACCCATTTTTCTTTAGCACTCCAAGTTTTTATTGTATTCAACTTTACGTTGTATTTCTTAGCTAAAACACTCATACTTGTGCCATTTTCATATTCATTCTTAATCAATAATTTTATGTTTTCATCTTTCATTTTTCCTTTACCTTTTTAGTTTTTAGGCAAAAAAAAGAGCCACTAAACAAATAGACTATTTCTAATCTATCTATTCAGTGGCTCACTCAGCTGAGGTTTATTTGCCCCTATGATATTTTGTTGTTGTGTATTGCCTGTCTTTTACTTTACCTTTTTTTATATATATAGTAATTTTGATATTGTCTTCAAAGGTTTTAGCTGTTTTCAAATCTTGTAATAAATACAAAACTTCTTTATTCTTTAAAAGTTCATTAACATCTTCTTGTGTAAGTTCTTTTTTTGTGTTCAATTTTACCTCCTAATTATAACCTATTTTATTGCTTTTTTCAAGTGTTCGAGTTCTGTTTTTTCTTGAAAAAATTTAAAATTCTAAACAATAATTTTTTTTGATTTTTCCATTACTTCCTTTATACCTTTCGAACAACTTTTCACATGTTTCAAATTATGATAGACTATATTACTTGCTCCTCGTTCAAATTGAAATCGTGCTTGCATAAAATACGACATGTAAACTTTATGATTATTTAAAGTATTATTTGATAAAAATACAATAAAATCTAATAACTCTTCTATATTTTCGCCCTTTTTAAATAATTTAATTGCTTTAGTTATTTCGTTTTGTAATTCATCCAAACCTTTTTCAACGCTTTTATGTTTTGAATGATAATTTCCTAATCGACCATAATTAAGAACTCCACCATAGGTTTTATGTTCCTTTTTCGCTTTTTCTGTATATGATCTCATATTGTCTAGAGTGTTTTCTATCATTTGTTTAGTCTTTTGTTCTTTGTATCCTTTAACAAACCAGAAGTCTGCCCGTTCTTTAGGTGGAATAATTTTTCTAAAAGCTCCCAAAGAATCGCTTTCTATTTCGCACTCTTCACAAAAAAAAAGTACTCATAGTCAGGCATTTTCTTTTTTAAAATTCTAAATTCTAAACATCCGTCATCAATAAATTTCATGCCATTGTATTGTCTTATCGCTTTGATATAGTTCCCACACTTGCCACATCGAAAAAGTGTTTCGACAACTTTAAATTTCTTTTCCATTTTTGTCTCCTTTTTTAAATATGATTAATTATACCATTTTACACCCTAATTGCAAAAAATACAATCAAATTTATTGTTGCATAAATCAGCAGAATATTTAAAAACCAGAATACTAAAAAGTAAACTATATTGTAAGGTGTGTAATTAATTCTGGCTATATTTTTAAGATTCTTTTTTACATCTTCAACTAAGGCATACAGATAGCTGACTAAAAAGAAAACTAAAAATATTGTAACTGCTACACTTAAAATTCTCATTATTATTTCCAATATTTTAATCCTCCTCTGTTATTACAATCGCATTATCAATTGTAACTCTACGATTATTCTCACTTATTAAGTTTAATGATATTCTTCCGCTCTCATCCGAATCTCTTAATCTTATCATTCCTTTGTATTCTTTTAAGAGTTTCCCATCGAGAGTATAAATTTGTACTGTCCTTTTTAGCCCTTTCGTATCGCTTTCCCAATCTTTTTGAGTATCTTCCCATCTTGCACAGCTTCCTGTCAATCCTAAAATTGCAATTCCTAATAATAATTTTTTCATTTCAACTCCCTTTCTTTTTTTATTTTAAATCCATTTTGATACCCATATACCGAATGCAAAACTTAGAACTAATTTACTTAAATCCAGAAAATCTTTAGCTTGCGAAATTTGTGCAGCACCTATGGATATAAATATAAAACCAAATACTATTCTCATTACTTTTTTGACATTTCAAATCCTCCTAACTTCTATCGTTTTCCCAACATCATCCAAACGTTCTTGATATCGTTTTGCCTGTATTAGCAATATGGTTTATTCTAGATCTATTATTTTCAATAAAAATTCATATAATCCGTAAGCCATAAGTACTCCAAAACCTAAACTTGCTAACATTCCAAATAGATTATAATTCTTCATTCTTTCTACTGCGTTTTCAAATATTGACCAAATAAATGTGATCCAAAATAAAATTGGTACTAATAATATTAACAATATTGCTATTTTCATTTCTCCTCCTAACCTTTCTCTAATAAAAACGACTTTTTATGACTGAACTTTATTTTTCCTCGTAAATTTCCAAAGTTCCTTGAATTTCATCGTCTTCGATTACAAACGTTCTACCATTTGTAGTTTTGTAATAGAATAATGTAAATCCATCGCCATCTTCTTTTTTCTTGTCTGATTCAAGCAGTTGACACATTTC